GGAGATGGCCCGTTCCGGCACCCCGGAGGGGGCCACCGACGAGCGGAGCCGTTGGATGCCGGCGTCGTGGACCTTCGCCGGGGGTGCGTCCCAGCCGTGCTCGTATTCGACGATGACGTTCCCGAAGCCGTACGGCCATACGGCGAAGTCGGGTCGGGTGAGGACCCCGGTTTGGGAGAACCGGATCTCCGCGATTTGGGGTGCGGTCCACACCACCCCGTCCACGGTGATAGCGCGGAGGGCGCGGATCAGGCGGTGGGGTTGGTCCTGTGGGATGGCGAGCCGCCAAGTGCCGGTGCCGTTCAGGATCTGCCGTTCGAAGCGGGGCACGAATGCCTGCTGGCAGATCTGCTCGAATTCCTGTTCGACCTCGATGCGGGCGTCGGCCAGCATCGCCGCCGTCCAGGTGGTGGTGTTGGCGAGGCTGGGGTGGGCGGCTCTGGCTTCGGCGATGCCGAACAGATGGCCGCCCACAATCTCGACGTAGTCGCGGACGGTGACTGCGGCGCCGGCGAGGGTGCCTGTCCAGTCGACGGTCAACGAGTCCAGCAGGGGTTGGGCGGGCAGGGCGAAGGTGTAGGTGCCGAGGCTGGGGTGCGCAGCGGTGAACGGGCTGCCGGCGATGGAGGTGCCGTCAAGCCGTTTCACCGTTGCTGTTGCGGCGCCCGTGTAGTCGGTGAGCACCTCGTCGACTTTCGACGTGTGCGTCAGCGTCTGCAGGACGGTCCGCTGTACCCGCAGCAGCGACATCCACACCTCCTCCTACGGGGCTGGGGCGACCCGGACCGCGGCCACGAATAGTGAGGTGACCGCCGAGTAGGTGATCGCCTTGACCGTGCCGTAGGTGCCGGCGTAGAGGGGGATGATGGCGACACCGGTCGTCAGCGGGACCACGTAAGCGGTGCCGTCGACGGTGACGGTCTTCGACGCCGCGTCCCGGTTGTTGACGACCAGGAACACGCCGAGGTCCCAGCCGGCGGCTCGGGTGCCGGCGGGGGCGGTGTCGCCGCCGCCGGTGGCCGCCGAGAAGACGACGTCTTGCAGACCGGCGGTGGCGTTTTGCACGGCCAGCAGTGCCATGGCCTACCCCTGTTCCTCGAGGACCCAGCCGTCGCCGTCGCCGCGGTCGACGTAGCCGCCGGCATGTAGTTCGTCGACCGTTTCCGGTTTGGCCGGCTCCGCCTTGGCCGGCTCCGCCTTGGGGGTCGCCTTGACCGGTTCGGCCTTGACCGGAGCCGCCTTTTCCGGCTCCGGCTTCGCCGGCTCGGCGGTCTTCTCCGGCGGAGCAGCCTTGTGCTCCACCGGCCGTGCCTTGTCAGTAGCCATCACGTGATCCGGATCCCGGACAGACCCACCGGGCGGAGCAGGTGGGTACCGAAGTAGCCGAACACGTTCAGCTCGATCAGCGCCGGCCCCGACTTCTCCTCGTACCGGAAGGACAGCAGCGGCGACTCCCATGCCCACGCGTCATCCGGATTGAGAATGAAAATCTGGGTGTCGCCGGCCGCGGTGCCGGTGGCCGCCCACGCCGGGATGAAGTCGAGCCCGTCGACGGACCAGCCCTGGCTGACCGCGCGGCCGACACCGGACGTGTTGGTGGCGCCGATGGACGGGAAGATCGGCCGGCCGGTGGTGTCGACGGCGGTGGCGAGGATGGAGGTGGCGTTCTGGCCCATCAGACCGACGCCGGGGGGGCCGAACCGGTTGAACGGGTAGGCGGCGAGCCGGGCCCGGATGCCGGCGATCAGCGCCGGCGGGGTGCCGGTGGTGCCGACGAAGGTGGCGGCCTGCGAACCGGACGGGACCAACCCGGAGGTGATGGTGCCGCCCGCGCCGTTGGCGCCGTTGAGCAGCGTGTACACCTTGGCTTCGGTCTGCCGGGCGTACGACTCTCGCATGGTGGCGAGGGCGATCTGGTCGATGGCCGGGTTCGACGAGTCGACGATTTCGCGGGTGAGGATGAGCCGACCCGAGATCGCGCCGGGTGTGACGGTCTTCGTCGTGAAGCTCACGCTGCCGTCGGTGGGGTTGGTGCCTTCCACGTGGTCCGCGCTGACCCCGGTCGACGACACGAAGACGGGAACGACAAAGGGCGTCGCGTTGTCGATGGTGCCGCGGGACAGGGCGTTGACGAACGGCCGGCCACGCAGCAGCTCCGACACGTACAGGTCCGGGCGGTAGCCGGGCGGGATGATCTGCGACGCCGTGGTGGTGGTGGTGGTCGAGAATCGGGCCGTGCTCAGCTGCGCCACCGCCAGCTTGGCGATCTCCTCGGTCTGCTCCCGGTACTTGCGGAGCCGGCCCAGCGCGTCATCGTCGCGTTGGGTGGCCGCGTAGTAGGCGTCCCGCACCAGCGAGTTGCCCATCCCGGAGAACGGGTACACGGGCGGTTCGTAGGTGACGTGGAACCGGGCCGCCCGCACGGTCTGCGGGCCCTCCTGCGGCATAGGCAGGTTCTCCAGCGCGGTTTTGAACCCGGCGGAGATGGCATCGCCGATCGAGTCGCCGAGCTTGGCGGTCAGCGCCTCATGCGCCTTCGTGGTCTGCTCGGCGAACTTGGCGAGATGATCGTTGATGTCGAACTGGGGCGACTGCTCGGCCGCCGGGGTAGCCGTCTGTGCGGCCATCGTGGTCCCTTCGTTGTCTCTGCTGGCGGCGACACGCGTCACCCGCGCGTCATCGAATGCGGGATTGGCTACCAGAGCAGCGGCGAACAGGGTGCCCTGCGACACCAGGTTGACCGAACTGTCAGACGGATCCGGATCCCAGCTGTCGCCGTTCTCGGTGCGGAAGTCGACTTCGGCGCTGAGCCCGTCGAGGATCTTGTCCTGGGCGAGGTTGAGCGCCCGGTCACCTTCGGGACCACGGGCGATTTTGAACGTGGCCACCAGCCCTTTGGAGCCGGACTGGAGCCGGGTTGAACGGCCGATCAGCGACGCATGACCAGGCATGTGATCGAGATTCAACTTCACCCGGTCTTCACTCGACCAGGTCAATGACCCCGGCGAGAACCGCCATTTCATGCCCCCGGACCGGGCGACCTTGCCCCACGGCACGAGCAGCCCTTGGATGGTGCGCCGCTCAACGTCCACCGAGAACGTCTCGGCGACCTCCGGAGTGTCGAACTGGACGCGGACAGTGTCGCTGTCATCGGCGTCGAATTTGACAGGTTCCGAACCGTTGGCCATGACGGGTGCCTCCCTCTGAGGCGGCTGCGGCGGCGCGGGCGGGGCGACTGGTTTACGGGCGGCCTTCTGCGCCGGGGTCAGAGTCGGCCGGTCCTCGAGCTCGCGGATCTCGTCGTCGACGTATGCGCCGACCTCGAGACCGGTCTTGTAGGCGTTCATCCGGGCCTGGGTGTCACCGCGCAGGAAACCGGCGAAGTCGATCCGGGTCACGTAGCCGCGCGGCAGGACGTCCCGCATCGACAGCCGGTCCTGGATCGCCGACACGTAGGTGCCCAGGGTGAGGTTGATCAGCGCCTGCCACCGCTGCTCCTGGTTGGCGTACGTCCTCGAGGTGGTGGACACGCCCAGGTCTTCGGGGTCGACGCCGGTCGCGCGGGCCACCTCGAGGACGGCGTGTTGGCGGGCGTCGGCCAACTGCAGCTGCTCCGGCGACCATGTCAACGGGGTCGGCTTCAACGCCTTCACATACGCCCAGGCATGCCGGGACCGGGCCAGCGACCAGTTATCGAGCAGCTCCTCGATCTCCTCGTCGGGGAGTATCTCCGCGTCGGCCTGCGGCTCGAGGACACCGACCGGCATCGGCTCGTCCGCGTACAGGGCCGCCGCCTGATCCAGCTTCAGACAGGAGCGGATGGCGCGGGCGGCGTGGCGGAGCAGCGGCGGGTTCGGCGAGTCGAACCGGATGATCTGGTTGTCCGGGACGGGTATCCCGTCGATGTACACCTGACCGCCGGCCGCGGGGAACGACTGGTCGGGGCCGATCTGCATCGCCGACGGCAGCAGCGAACCGGTCTGCGCCACGTGCACCGAACCCACCGGGACGTGGCGGGCTTCGACCGGGTAGCCGTGCCACCCGAACTTGGTGACCTGCCACCAGGCGATCCCCTCGAACAGCAGATCCTCAACCGTGTAGCTCATGATCACCGAGCGGGGAATGTCCGGGTCCGGGTCCGGCACCAGATACTGCACGTCGGTGACGATCCGACGGTCGGGGCCGTGGACCCGCAGCGGCAGGGTGCCGAGGCTGCCGCAGATCAGGTTCCGGGCCCGCAGCAGCGCGGGTACCTGCAACGCCTCGTTGCGGGAGATCCGGGCGGCGATCGACCCGCCCGACGTCATGCCCTGCAACATTTCCGGGGGCACGTCGACGGAGAACCGCGCAGCGGGGGGCTGCGCGGTCATCTGCGCTTCGGTCGGCAGCCCGAAGAAGATTTTCCGCCAGAAGGACGGCACGCCCACAGGCTAGCAGCAAGATTTACTGTAAATGCCTGCTCACACGTCATCATTTCCTGTCAGTAGGCGATCTGTGTGACCCGGTCACGACCCGCCGGAACCCTGCTCGATCCAGCCGTTCAAAGGGAGCCCCATGGTTTCAAGATCCGGCCCACTCGAGTTAGGCGTGACGGCGTCGCTGCGGGACACCCCCCTGATGAAACGAGACCAGGCCGCCGCGGCACTAGCACGCCGATACGCGCGGCTCATCGACGAAGCATCGCCGGCGGCGAAGTACGAAGAACCACTACGCAAGATCGCCGCGGCGCTCGACCGCGACGACGAGGCGGCTGCCGACGCCTACCGCAAGATCGTCACAGCGTTGTCGCAGCATTCCGTCGCCAGCGACCTGGGGCCGAAACTACTCGCGGCACTCGCGGCGTGCGGCATGACCCCGACATCACGTAACGCGAAGAATGGTGGAGCCGGTGGCCCTGTTGTCAGCGACGAGCTCGGCGCACTCCGGGCCCGCGCGCAGCAGCGGCGACGTGCTGGGGCGCACTGAGCCACGGCTATGGACGCCGCCGCTGCGGCCGCTCACCCCGGCCACGTCGTACGGATTCGACGTCATCGAATTCGCCGACGGCCGGCTACGTCACCCGCTGCGACCCTGGCAGCAATGGCTGGCAATCCACGCCGGCGAACTCCTACCCGACGGCCGCCCTCGCTTCCGCATCGTCCTCGTCCTCGTCGCCCGACAGAACGGCAAAACCGAAGTCCTCGTCGTGCTGTCGCTGTTCTGGCAGTTCATCGAAGTAGTACCCCTGATCCTGGGTACCTCGACGAAACTCGACTACGCCAAAGAATCGTGGAGTAAAGCAATCAAGCTGGCCGAGCGCACCCCCGACCTGGACGCGTTACGGGCGTCGCGGTGGAAACGTGAAGCCAACGGCGAACAGGAATCGTGGACCCTCGAAGACTCCCGCTACAAGATCTCCGCCAGCAACGAAGAAGGCGGCCGGTCCCTCACCATCAACCGGCTCATCGCCGACGAACTACGCCAACACCACGACTACTCAGCGTGGGGTGCACTCGAACCGGCCGCGTCACCGCTCGACGCCCAAATCTGGGCGCTATCCAACATGGGCGACGACCGGTCGATCGTGCTCAACGACCTACGCGACGCCGCACTCGCCTACATCGAAACCGGCGTCGGCGACCCCCGGCTCGGCATCTTCGAATGGTCATCGCCGAAGGACGCCGACCCGCAAGACCCTGAAGCGCTCGCCATGGCCAACCCGGAATACGGACGCCACCTAGACCCGGACGTACTGCTCGCCGCTGCGGGCCGCGCAGTCGCCAAAGGCGGCGAAGCGCTCACATCGTTCAAAACCGAACGCATGTGCATCCACGTCAAACTCCTCGACCCGGCCATCGACCCCGGCGCGTGGGCATGCTGCCTCGACGTCGGCGACCTCGCATCCGCCCGCTCGCATGTGGCAGTCTGCCTTGACGTCGCACCGGACGGACAACATGCCACCCTCACCGCCGCCGCCGTCCTACCCGACGACCGGGTCCGGCTCGAGGTAGTCGCCGCGTGGGACGGCATCGACTGCCTCGAGCAGCTCCGCCGCGACCTGCCCGACCTGCTCGACCGCGTACGGCCGCAAGTCCTCGGATGGCTACCCGCCGGGCCCGCCGCCGCACTCGCCGCTGACCTGGCAGACCGGCGGAAACAAGGCCGCACCGGCTGGCCACCACCCAACGTCAAGGTGGAGGAGATCCGCGGCGAAGTAACCGCAGTGTGCATGGGTTTCGCGGAGCAGGTCACCGCCGGCCGGATCGCGCACTCCGGCGACCCGCTGCAAGACGCGCACGTGGGAGGTGCCGAACGGCTACGTCGCGGCGACGCGTGGGTGTTCTCCCGCAAAGGCGAAGCCCATTGTGACGCTGCGTATGCGGCCGCCGGGGCGGTGCACCTGGCGCGGACGCTGCCATCCCCGATCAGACCGCGGTTGATCATTGCTCCGGGTCCGCCACCAGCTACTGGGGGGAGAGAGACGGGCCAG